TAGTTGCTATTCTCAAAGGTAAAGTTTACAGCGGCTACCTGTTTATCAGGGTCTACAAGAGTATTCTTTGTAGAGATAGTGCAGCTAGAAGTAAAGTCCCCTCTAGTTACAGCAGATAGAAGGCCGCCGCCATCAATGGTGTAATCGGTAATATCCTTAAAGGACGTAGCTCCAGTTCCTGCTCCAGCAGTCAGCCTTAAAGGTAAAGAGCCTCTGAAGAGTACTAATTCCCTATCCCACCCCCTGCAAGCGTACCTTAACTTCTGAGCACCAGAATTATTAATCTCGTGCCTGAAGAACCCAGAGTTTTTAATATCAAGTTCTATGATTGCTTTATAATCAAAGGGGCCAGCACTGTATATTACAGCTGGGTAGGAAGTAGAGGTTGCTATTTTAGCAGAACCTGCTCCTATAAGGAAGTACACCTTATTGTCTACGTCGTCGTGTACAGCATTAACACATACTGAGTTAATAGTCCTAGACCTTACTACTGGCAGAGCTTCTATACTAGTAATACCTTTTGGTATTGTACTAAACAGGGCTACTAGGTAATCGCCTATCACACCCTCTGTAATACTGCTAGCTGCCAAGGAACGGGACTGGTCATTAGCTGCAATAGCATTTATACCACGACTAGTTACGTACAGCAACATATCATTAGCTACTACACAGCCCCCTCCAGTGATACACCCCTCGTCAGTAATCTTATACAGATTAAAGGCGTTGCCCTGAAAGACCTGCCCATTAAATCCTGTAATAGCCCATACGCCATTAGATGCGAAGACTACAACACCGTCCTTAAATGGAACTAGTCTATTTATATCCTTAGCCCCTTCTATCTTAATCATACCACCATCAATGGCAGTAGGCTGATTTAGGAACTCGCCTGTTGGGTCGTTGTAGGCGTAGCACTTACCACAATCCTCTCCCATAAAGGAGGAGGAAGATACTAGCTGAGTGTATGCTACATACTGCCCCATCTCTACCCCGCAGAAGCCAGAGTACCATATACGAGAGCCGTAAGCACACGTAGCTGATGGATTAGTACTCTTCTCAACTTCTACAGCCTTTAACAGGCTTCCAGTAGGAGCAGAGCTAGTATTAAAGTATATCTTGTTTAGGTCTGCTGGAGTAAATACACCAGTAGCATTCTTGCCCTTCCAAGGAACCATAGCCTTAGAAGGCCACTTCGTACCAGTAGCGGCTTTATAAGAGGCTAGGTCAGCAGTAGTCCACCCTCTATTAAACAGGTTGGCCTCCAGTTGTGCATTTACAACAGAGGCTAGTGGCTGCTCATTTACATCCACTCCGTCTGGAACATCAGCATACTCCCTGTACTTGACCTGAAATGTCTGAAAGCGTACAGCTCCATCTTTGCTTAACCATAATACGGTGGGGGTATTCCACGCCCCAGTAATAACTAGAAAGTTCTTAGAGGCCGCAAACTGGTACAAGGAAGACCTATCTACCATACCCACCGGAAGCGCAGGCGCTGGTGCTGGGTACGTGTATGTAACCTTCATAATATATGAGTCTGCGCCTGACGCAAACTTGTATGTAGTGCTAATTACTGCTGGAGGGCCAATAACTAGGCTGTTGGTAATTGCACTAGTATCAATTTCTGCCTTACTAAAGAACTCGCCCCTAGTAGAGGCAACTGGTGGTGCTCCAGTTGGAACCTCCTTCGTAAAGGCAGTAACTAGGGTTCTATTTGGGGTAATGGATAGTGCGCCCTGTACCGAGGTAAGGGCAGCTCCATCTACATACACTATACCAGAACGAACCTCCACTAGCTTACGAGCGCCCGGAGCTGGTTCCCAGAAATAGGCTGCATCCACTGATACACCATTTATAGCAGTAGCTAAAGCTTTATCAGTGTTAAATCCAGCACGCCTAGCTACAACCCCGTCAGGAGCTACAGTAAGGTTTACAGCATCCTCTGCTGTGTTAGGCGGGTACTCCACAAAGTTAGTATCACTTACAATACCTTTACTTATTCCCCGTACCGGAGTAGTTAAGATTACGTTCTTCATCAGGGATATTCTTCCGCTTGTAGTAATTAGCTAGAGCAACTCTAGCAATGTGTAGGGAGGTAAACATCCCCTCCAACTCTCGTGGAAGAGCCCCACCGTTCCAGTGCCGTAGTATGAAGGTACGCCCTTGTGGGATAATCTCATACTTAGCTATATAGTTTGTAACTTCGCCTGTGTAGTCGTCCACAATGGACGTATCTACAATCTTCTCATCGGCGACGACCGAATCCTTTTTTACTCTTGCCATCGTGTCTAATTTCCTTAGTCTTCTGTAACGCCCTGTGCATAAGAGCCCGCTTACTTGTGGTAACCTTCTCGTCCTGCTTATGCAAGTCCATACAGGCTTCTGCAGCCTCGTACACTAGCAAAGGGAATAGCTGTGGAGGCATGTCTGGGATGAAGGTGTCTGCCTCTGTCCACGCCGGAGTTACTACAGCTAGTACCTGTGTCTTATTCTTGTCGAGGCCGTTGTAGTCTTTTAAGTAGTTGTATGAATCAACCACTATGTTCTTGTTATCAAAAGAAGTCCAGTAGTGCGGGTCTTTATCCGCGTAGAAAGGAACCTCTATATTCTCGTATATAGTGTTATCGTAGAAGCAGTTACTCCTCGTCGTATCATACGACTGCACTACCTCTAGAAATGAATTGGGGTCTAGGTATTCTAGAACATCCATGTGTAGCCTTTCACCTGCAATACTAGTTTGGTACTTGAGGTGTTTAATCTCAGAAACATCCTCTGGAATCTGTACTACACTAGGGGAGGCAGTATTCTCATAAATAGCGTAGCCAGCTGGAGCGTATGAGGCTCCAATATACAAAGTAAGTATCTGGTTAACAGGAAGCACGCCTGACTGTACCTGTACTACATAGCCGCCACGAAAGTTAGGAAGCTTTATAGTGGGTGTAAATACTTCTGCATTTAGTGTAACTGTTAGAGCCCCAGTAACCTGATTAAAGGCTATAAATAAGGAATCTCCAGTTGTAGGGGTTGTTACTTTCAGTGTTTCTGTAATATTGGTGTTATCCTTTATAGATAGTCCAGAACCCCCGGCCTTAACTGACACCTCTAAGAAGTTAGAATTATCAGTAGCTACTAGTCGTAGTGTGTACCCAGTATCAGGGCCTGTACCAACAGATGTAGCCCCTAGTCCCACTACTGCAGACGCTGCTCTACTAACAGAGGAGGTCGTTACTTCTGTATAAAAAGCAGGAATTGATATTACATTCCCTGCCACTGTACCGCTACCGTTAGTTACGTTTAGCACTACAGGGGATATTGCTTTTGATAGTACCTTTGGCTTCTGGAGGTGTGCCCACTCCTGTCGTGCCATAAGGTGCATGTAAGTGTTACGTATTTCCCTATGAATCATCTGGGATTCTAGGGTATCGTTTATAGACGAAACTAAGTCACTCTCCATCATTTCGAGAATGTCTTTCGTCATTTGAAGAAGTGTCTTTCGTTCCATACAAAACAACCCAACTATAAATTAGATAAAAAAATAGGGGGCAGGGCAATATACCCCACCCCCTAAATGACTAGCTACTAGCGCATTGCACGCTAGCTATTCTTTTTTTTTGTATTACGCCTTCGGAGCAGGCGCTTGCTTGATATAGCGGATAACAATTTCTGCATAACCTGCAGTAAATGTACCAACTGCTACAACTCCTACCGTAGCATCCTCAGTAATGGCGATGCCAATACTGCCGCCAGTACCAATCAGGGATTTACCAGCACCAAGATTGGCCGTAACTAGAGAGGCTGCCGTATGGAAGGCATCTGCAATAAGAGCAGTACCATTCGACTTTTTATACGTACCAACAGCAAGGCTAGTACCCCCAGTAAAGGCGGTAATAACATTAATGGTGGAGCCTACGATTGTGGCATTGGCCGGAATTACCGGAGCCTTTGGAGAGTTGCCAGCAATCAAATCATTATAGCGGATACGTACAACTTCCTCTACAATGTTACCTGCGGTAACTACCTGACCACCGTACTTACCATCAGTACGCCGAGGGCCAAAGTGGGCTGTTACGCCACGAACTGCTTGAGTTTCAAAACCCATATTATATAACTCCTATCAATACACTGTGTTGTCGGTGAGTACGATGCCAATTGTATCCACACGTTGTGGGCCAATGCCCCAACGAGCAGTAACGTCGTATTCATCGCGCTTGAGGTCTTTGTTACGGCCCCCTTCTGTTTTAGGCATCTGCCGCCACGCAGCCATGATAGGCTTAGTGTTGTCATCAGAGATACTCATAAACACGTTAGCTACGCCGTTAGTAACTGCTCGTGCAGAGATAGTCTCGGAGATGCCAGCAGCCAGACGATTAGAAGTCCAGATTTGGAACCCAAAGATATCAGCAACGAACTGATGGTCACGAGCAAAGCCTGAACGTACCAAGCCCTCGAAGAAGGGGTTGTTCTTGAAAGCCTCACCAGATACCTGACCATTCAACGTACGAGCTACGCGAGGCGATACAAGGGCGATACGGCCACCAACAGGGACGTTGGCAAGGTCGAATGCCAGCTGCATATCAGCGAAGTCGTCAAGGGTAATGACGTTGTTAGTGCCACTGGCTACCCAGCGGTGCTTAAAGCCATTGACTGCGTTGGTAGAGGCAGCGGTCTGTGAGGCATTACATGCGGAGAAGAAGCGAGTTTCAAAGTTCTCCTGAATCGCACGAGTTGCTTCCACAGCACGCATAGCGTGGAGCTGCTCAATCTGTGTACCATCCTGACGAAGAATGTCAGTAATGTACCAAGCATCACCAACGTAATCCGTGATGGTCAGCTGGACTGTGCCAGTGTCAATTGGATTGTAGATGATAGGGCTATTTTCCTGAACATCTTGAATGGTGGCAGTACCAACAGTCTTGATGTTAAGGGTAGTACCAGACTGGAAATCCGATACGTTACGGTAGAACTGCTGGGGCAGCATTCCATCATTGAGATTCTCAAGGATGAACTTGGAGTACTGCTGGGCTTCAATAAACGGGGTTGTATTGCCTGTGGTTTGCATAATTAAATGTTCCTAATTGTTGAAAATGTATTACGACTCGACGGTAGCTGCGGCACTACGCCACGCCTGCATCATCTCCCCTGTAGTAGCTCCATACATTACGGCTGGCTTGCCCGTGGGGGCCGCCTGCTGGAATTGAGAGGTATTAACAGAGGATTCTGTAGGAGCGCCTGTTGGAGCAGCCTTTTGTTTCTTGAGGCCGAATAGCTCAATAAAGACATTAGGGTTGGTAGCAGCCTGTTGTTTGGCCCACTCAATACTAACACCAATATCTTTACAGCGCGTGTCGATATGCTGATTAAGCTTCTCGCCATACTGCTGTCGTCCAATCTCAAGAACGGATTGTAAGTTGGACTTGTACACCAGAGCCTGCTGGTCGCGCTCCAAATCTTCCCGCGTTACGAAACCCTGCTTACGCAGCTCGTCTGGAGAGATTGATGGAGGTTGTACAGGAGGTACATGGTCATCACTGTTCAACTCTTGTGCGCGTAGCAGTAATTCTAGCTTCTGGGTTACAGTATCAAGCAACTGCCTGTCTGAGGCTCGTTCTTGTTTAAGCGTACCAATGAATGCTTGTGAATCGTCTAAGCGCTTTTGTAGCACACTAATTTCAGGTGCTACGGTTGCCGGTGGGAGCTGATTGTCGTCGAGCTTTACAGGCGGTGTCCCGTTGTCTACGGGATCAAAAACTTGTTCTGTCATTGTTAATCTCTTTTTAGTACAACTATTTTAAGGTTTTTTAAGGCTCTGCGGAAACCTACAGAGTCTGCTTGCAGATAAGGCCACGAGGCCATCTCGTACTTGTTGTGGGCTATAGCTTCAGCCTCATGTGCGGTAAGTGCTTTATCTATGTAAGTAGACAGCGCCTTAAGCACTGCCTGTGTAGCCTCCGTATGATAAGCCTCATCTAGGGACTGCCTATCCGCCTCTGGCACCGCCAGCCTTAGCTGAGTAGGCGCTTGCGGCTTCGAGGATGTTTTGTTCTGCATTAGCTACTTGTCCTTGTTCTCTATTGGCCATCTGTAGGGCTGCTTGCTGCTGTTGAACAGACTGCTGTGCAATAGCTGTTTTCTGAGCACCCTCTGCTTGTTCACGTATACGGCCCCAAGGCTCAAGTACCCCTAGGTCTTTAATATCAAGTAGTTCAACCCACGCTTCCGCCATTTTTATAGACGGGAAGTGCGTAGCTAGCATCTGGTCTGATTGCGTAGCCTGTGCAAGGCCCTGTAGATTCTGCGCCAGCTGTTGCTTGCGTAGATATCCTCGTGCCCCTGTAGGGATTAACTTACCAAAGATATTAAGGTCTTCTGGAAGTATCTCTTCAAACAGTACCACATCGTCATCAGTGTCGTAGATGCGGATAAGGTCTGCTTTATTAAGAAATGCCTTAGCTTGTTCCAGTTCAGCATTGTATACACGCTCAAGGAACTCTTCCTCAAAATAGTGTAGACGGTGCTGGAAGATTCGCCCAGAGGCTTGTAGCATGGAGTTGACTTCAAAGGCTGTCTTTTCGCCGGGACTTCTAAACCCAGCTACTTCTTTAGGACTGCCTACAAACTCTTCCATCTGCTGCATCTTAGACGCAATCTGCATATCTGCTTGTAAAACTGTAGTATCAGGGGATAGATTAGCTACGCTACCATCTCCTGTAGGTATTCTATATGTACCACCCGGTGTTCCGGGAATTACACCATCCTCTTGTACGTCGCCTACAACAACTCGTGTAGGTAGGAGCATCTGGTCAAAGGCATCTGCCCGACTATTCTCCAAATGGTTGATAAGGTACTGAGCACCTATAAGATTATCAAGAGGGCCCATACCCCACAGGTTATTAGGACGCAAACGCCAACCACAATGAAAAATATGCGGAAAACCTGACCAAGTACCCACTGGCTCTTTTCTAATAATGTACTTGCGATCGACCACTGTAATGATATGGTTCTTGAGTAGCGTTCCTGTTTCTTGGTCAAATATGTCGCCATACATCTCCAGAACTTCTACGTTACCAGACTGGAAGTAGCTAGTAGCAGAGCCGAAGCCTGCGATGCCTACATCCAAATACTTATCAATATCAGAGGAGTCCATAGTGGCAATTGCCTTACGGCACTTAATCCACTTCTTAACTCCCTTCGCGTAGTAACCGCCCTCGCTAGGATTCTCCTCTACGTCTCGGAGGATTTCTCCAAGGGTCTTAACGGTACGGATAATCTTTGGGCTCTTCTCAAAGGAAGTAGCAAAAGGATTAAACACAATATCATAAGGGCTAATGACTCTAATCTTTGGCCCTGAGTACGCAAGTTGGGGGATACCCGATATGGTACTTGATTCGTTTACGTAGTAGACCTGTGCAAAGCAGTTACCATATAATAGCAAATCATTGACAATCTGATATAGCGTGGTTCTAAACTTGGATAGACGGTGCTTAGTTTTAATGTAAGCTTCAACCTTAGCCCTCTTTTCTTTGATAACAGCATCTTGGCTGAAACCAAAGAACTGCACAACATCGTCGTGCGGCATAAGCGCAGACATATAGTTGGCAGCTAGGTTATCATAAATCTGTGTAATCTTTGGAAGGTGCGTGCTGTGCGACCAGCCCCCACTACCGTCCTGCCCACCAACGCCTTCGTTGCTAGTATCCTTAGTAGATGTAGCATATACGTAGGAAGTAGTTTCCTTCCAACGAGCTTTAACGTCTGCACGACTAGTATCCCAATTCATCCATAGTGTAGCAATCTCGCGCGCTAGGGAGTCGTCGTTAGTTACTTGCCGTAAATCAATAGTATTTCCTACACTCATCTACGTATACCACCAAATCTTGAATGTGTCCTTAGCGGGACTACGTTACCACCAGTATTGGTACGCGCTGCCGGAACCACAGAAATTTCTACGGCGGTACACAGCGCATCTTTTAAGTCATCGTGCTTTGGGCGTTCTAGCATAATTTCTTCTTCAAGAGCTGTAATGAGACCTCCTTTAGGATGCCACACATCGCCATTGTTGTATCTTGGTTCCAGAGTGGTTGCTATTCGCTCAGCCTTCTTTAAGTCGTGGGTAACTTTATTCTTACCCTCAACACAGATGCTATCACCATTCTGGCGTATGTACTTCTTAACTTCCTGCTCTACAAACTTACCACCTGCGTTAGTCTCAATCCGTATCTTACGGAAAGCCCACTTGGCGTGTAAGCGTCTAATTGCTTCGTAGTAAACCAAGAAATCACTTGTCTTAAAACGGTCTAGCTCAAGTACATATATGAAGCCCTCTGAATCAATTCCTATAACAGCAATAGCTGTATAGTCACTGGAGTTGCCGACAGTCCAAGCAACGTCCATAGCAGCAAAAATAAGAAGGCGCTTTCCTTTGAAGTGCCACGCTCCTTGAATGACTGTGAGGTACTTCTCATCGTAATACTGGAACTTTTCTCTTCCTACGCGATTAGCTGTAGGGTCGTTGGTTTTGTTATAATACTGAGCGAAGAAGTGGGCTTTGTTTTTATACTTAGCCTTAACCTCTGCAAGAATTTTTAGGTTAAAACCATACCATTCTTTAGAGGTAGGATGCTGTTCTCTTGGCCATAAGAAGCGGCCATCTGTTTCAACCTCTGCATCGTATACTTCCCACACCTTATAGGTGCCGGTCATATCCCCTTCTTCGTTATAATCTTCTGCCTCTTCTTCCCGCATTTTATGGTAAATATCATCAGGGTGGTACAGTGTACCAACAGCCTTAGATATACCTCCGGGGTTAAGCACAGAAGAGAACATAGAGTATGTTAGCTCTACGTCCTCTCGTCCTACTCCTGTGTAGGCGTTATCTGGAACAACCATATCATCAAAGATGAGTACGTCGCTATGAAGCCCTGTGGTATTAGCACCAAGGGAAGTAGCGAGGACGGTATAGTCTCGTTCCATTACAGCACGTCGCGCAGGATGGTCAACGATAATTTCGCTGGCTGCCCACTTACGGCGTTTACCCTCTTCAGGGTGTATCATCTCAGGCCAGTAACGGCGATACTGGGGGCTCTCAAGTACCTGCTTAATTGCAGAGAGCTGTAGAATTGCCAGCCTCTCTGTAGCAGAGACGTAAATGATAGTTACCGCAGGATTCTTTGTAATCCACCACGCCGCCCACATAGCAGCAATGTGTGATTTCATGTGACCACGAGGCAGTAGAACAAGTTGGTTATTACCAGCTAGCGGATTGGTCATCCACCGCATAACATCTTCGTGGCACTGTCCATACACACGATGAGGGTTAATTAGCCTACAGAAGAATACAAAATCCTCTATGGCTTTATCTTTAATCTGCTGCTTTTGGTCGTTTATTTTCATGGTACTAGCTTGAGTAGCTGCGCGTCCTTCTGAACTGCTTGGTCTTCCGAGTCCATCTGGGCAGATACTTCGTCAGCCTCCTTTTTCTTCTTTTCTGCGGTTTTAGGGATTGGGGCTTTCTCTGTAAGCAGGGCCTTTGCTGCTGCTACATTCCCTCCCTTAGCCATAGATAAGAGTAATTCTCTTACGTACGATTGGTCTTGCTGTTCTTTGTACTCCCGCCATTTATCTAGACCTAAAATATAATGACCGTTTGAATCCCGCAGCGTAGGGGTATGGAACCACCGTGTCGCCAACAGTGCGTCCCAATGACGAATACCACCTACTAGTTTACGCGCTGCATCATACTCAGTAAGACAGGTCATGTATATACGCCAAAACGATGGCAGACCATGCTTAGTGTCTTCTGCTAGCGTGTACAGCGGTGTCATTCCGCTGGCTTTCGTTCTGTAATCAAACGTCTCGTGAAACAGAGACCTTGTACGCATTCTACCAACAGAGTCCCGTAGGACACTTTCATCTGCGTCTGCAGCTAGAAAACCTTGGTAATTTTCATAATCTATCTTATCCATATTCTATCCTATTTACACAAATCTTTAATCGTTTTGATATAGACCTGTGCATCACGTAAACCACCTAGGTATTTATCAGCCTCTGCGGTTAGCGAAATAATATCTTCTCCAGCCTGCTCAGAAATGATTCCTCCGGGAGCTGCTGGGACACCGACGCTGGTGTTGGGGGCATTACCTTCGGAGGAGATATACACTGTCTTGAGGCGCACCCGTTCAGCATTGTAGCGAGCAAGAAGATTGCTATACTCAGCAGTACGCTCTTTTTCACGCTTACTAGATTCTGCATTAAGCTTCTCCACCAAAGCACTAGCTGTAACAGCCCTTTCATTTGAATCAATAATAGCAGCCTGCATAGCAGCCGCAGTATTTAGTTGTTCTGTCTTCCATTCTAGCCTAACCTTTTGCGTATTGACCTTCTCAAAACGAAGGCCCATGTAAAAGGCTATAAGGCAAGTTAGTACGAGAGCTGCTACCCTCATATCAATGCCGGAAAGGGTACTTAGTATATTAGCTTTCTTTAACTGGAGCATTTTTACTTACCGTAACTAGGGGTAGAGACCCCTGACCTACGGCTAAGGGTAACTCCACTTCTGAGGGCCATCTAAACCCCTCAAACACTCTTGGGTCAAAAGTAGCATAGCTGACTGCATCTCCTTGGTTTCCACCAAGGCCAACTAACATGCCTTCCTTTGTTCTGCCTACAATAATGGTAACGTGGCCGCCACCTACTCTGGACTTAATACCTACTGCCCCAAAGCACACTGGTACTTCCTGCCCCCACTTAAGCCAAGCCTTAGCCTGCATATACAGAGGCGGAATCTTCATGCCCATTTCGTGGAATACGGCACCAACAAAGACCCCACACCAAGGGGTCTCATCATCTGCCCACCACGCCTTAAGAACCTTAAGCCACCCAGCAATAACTGGGCTAGTCTTAGGCCCTCGTAATTCTTTAACACCTAAGTACTTAGTTGCATGGATAACCCATCGTAGGCTGCCAGCGCTGCTCTCTTTACTCATCTGTGTCCTGTTCCTTAGCCCAACGGACTTTAACTATTTGTAGCATAGTCTTGCGGAATACAGCTAGACCAACATAGGCCAGTACGCCGCCAAACACAAAGGCCCATGCCTCTGAGATTCCAAGACCCCTAGCACTTAGTCCTGCCATTAGGGTGAGCATTCCACTCATTAGCCCTTCTAGCATAACCCTAGTCCACGTCGTCTCTTTATCGTCGTATACTACTCTTAAAACAGCCAGTGCCATAGACATAAGTGCCGCCTGCGCTACAGGAGAACTGGCTAGCCCTTCTATCCACTTACTTAGGTTATCGTTCATCACTAGCTCGCCATATAGATTTTATAATTGTACTTATTAGAGAAGAAGGCCGTAGCGTGAACGGGTCAGAGGCTACGGCGCGGTTATTTGTCTACTTTACACCATTCAGCACTTGGTCGGTTGCCATGCCATGCTTTATTAAAACAGTGCAGCGATTCGTGGGCGATGCAATTAGGAAACACTGACCGCAGAATAAACACCTCACACGGCTCGACGCTCCAA